CTGCATAACGTCAGTGGTCCACTCGTTGTTTGCAACGGTAACTACTGCTTCGTGTGCGTCACCCTCAGTGGTAGCCTTGTGAACAAAGCCCTCCATGATTGAAAGGAATGCACCAGTTGAACCGTCACCGTTGATCGCAAGATCTTCGATGTCGTTTGCAAATGCGTTTGTCATTAGACGAACTAGGTGATCCTCAAGAGCACCACCTTCAATATTGTCTTCTAGACCTTCTGTTGATACTTCCCAGTCAAGACGAATCTTCTTGGTAGTTAGCTCAACCTTTGTGAAGGTAGCACCTGCGTTTGTGTATGTTGCGTCAGCCTGAGCTGCTGCACGAATTACACGCTCTCCAACGTTAACCTTTTCAAGTTCCATTGTGTTAGCTCGCATAGTAACTCTACGTCCATCCTTTGCAAGGACTGTACCGTCCCAAACATAGTCAATGAAGCGACGAGCCTGCTCTGGAGCTAGGATACCACCAGGAGTTCCTGTTGGATTTACTGCGTTTGCACCTGTAGTTGCTCCCCAAAGAGCTCCAGAAACTGCTCCAAGAGAAGCTGCTGGGCTTAGGTTGCCATCTGCATTTTGTGCGGTTGCTGAACCAATGTCTCCTGATACGAAAACACCTGATGCAGCACTTTTATTAATTTCTTGTTCCGACATATATTTCACCTCCTAGTGATATTAGTTAAATAAGTCGTTATTAGTGAGGAAACGACCTCCCCATAGGGATTTCTGAACCATTACTGGCTCCTGTACGATCTCGCCTAGATCGCCAGACTTGCGGAAAGCAGTGTCAGCTTCAACAGCGTCTACTCTCTTTCCAAATTCGTTAAACACGTCTTTGCTTGAAGTTACCTCATTTTTAACTTCTGCTAGGGACTTGCTTAGTTCTGAAACGTGCTCATAAAGAGACTTTACAGTTTCAGTTAGATCGCTAAAGGCTTTATTAACGGTGTCTTTAACTTCTGCAATTGCATCGTTAAGGCCATCGTCTGACTTAGCTACCTCTTCAGCTGGAGCTTCGTCAACTGCCTCATCAGCTACTACATCTTCAACAACTGGAGTTTCCTCTGCTGGAGCTTCTGTAGCAACTTCTTCAGTTGCTTCTACTACTGCTTCTGGGGCATCTGCCTCTGGAGCGACCTGTGATTCTTCAACAGCAGCTTCGTCTGTAGCAGGAACTGCTACTTCTTCAACTGCAGATGCATCAACAACCTCGGTTGCTGGTGCTGCGTTGTCTGTTGTTTCTGTCATAGGACTTACCTCCTTGTTAATCTCAATTGTATTAATGCCTTTAGCACTATCAACTAAGAACTTTATGGTGTCAGAATTATCTGAATCTGCTTTTTCAACAAAACCAATATTCTGCATAGGCTTACCAGACTTTGGAGATTCTGCTGAATCTGAATCTGATAGCAAAACAATATCATTCTCTGAATCCCAGAAAACGTTTTCAATCTCTGTCTTTGACAGGTATCCTCCAACAAGCTTGTCTCCGTTAACGCTCTTCTCAACAGAGAAGATGTTTGCGAACTGGTTTGCTGGGTTGTCTACTAGAGATAGTTCGTGTAGGTCATATGCCTTAATTGTACGGACTACTTTATCCATACCCTCGTCATATGCGTCATCGTATGACTTAACGTTTCCTCCAATAGAAAAACCTGAGTAAGTTCCGTCTAGAACTTTTTCCCAGGCATCCTGTGCACCCTTAGATACATAAGCTGAAACGTATACTCCAGAGTAGAACTTCTTCGTAGCTGGATCAAAGTAGCGGTCTTCCTTAAATGATACAACCTTGCCAACTGCTGAAGGCATGTGCATCTCTCTTAGGTTTCCACGGAAGTTTTTAAAGGCTTCAAGGCTGGCAGTCGTATCAACGATGTCACCCTGCTTATCAACATTGTCAAGTGTGGCAAAACCTGAAACGGTTCTACGCTCTACATCCACTTTTCCAATAGGCATTGACAGGCGAACGTTATCGCCTTCAGTCACCCAATGTGCTTTGTTAATATTCATACCCTCTAATTATAGCAAACTTTTTATCTTTTTTATAACTTTTTTAATTATATCAGATTATTGGCTTGCTCGCCCTTCTCCTTGTGGATTTCGACCTGCAATGGTTGCTGGACCATCAGACTGGTTGTTAGTTCTTGAAGAGTCTCTAGCCCTAGTCTGTTGAGTATTAGCGGTTGCATCAGCTGCTGCTCTTGCTGTTAGCTCTAGAGGAACGTCCCCACCTTCACGCTGTGGAAGGTCTAGGATTTCACGAGCCTCGTTAGGTAGCATAATCTTGTTACGGACATAACGCTCAAGAATCTGTGACTGAGCAATCTCATCAGTAAGTGTAAGCTCATTGAACTTAAGCTCAAGAATGTCTGTCTTTTCCTTGATGATCTTGCTAATAATCTTTTCTAGGAATTGCTGTGCTGGACGAGCAACCTGTTCTTTAAAGGTTCTATCCTGAGATAGGGCTGCTGCTGATCCTGCATCCGCACCAAGCTTTGATAGTGGTACTTGGTGTGCTACTAGGATATCATCACGGTTTTGCTTACGGTACTCCTTGAATGATCCATCCTGAATACCGTTCTCAATTGGCTCCATCTTGAACTCAACCTTGTTGCCATCGCTGTCGCCAGGAAGTGGAATGTATAGAGTTCTGTGAGACTGTGATTTCAGTCCAGTCTGTAGGAAGCGGAACATCTTGTCCTCTGCATCTGCAGATAGCTTTGCACCCTTTAGCGTAATGATGTAACGAGGAACAGCCTTATTCTGGAAGTAGTCAATATTGTATTGAGCTGCAAGCTGATCTCCAACCAAAGAGCTAAAAGCAGCTACAATATCTGGAACACCATAGAAAGTGTTTAGTGGTGAGTATGACTTGATATGAATAATTTCATTTGGTCTGGTATCTGCAGTAACTGGGTTTTGGTTGGTTGCTCCAAAGTTGCGGAAGTAAATAACCTTATTTCCAATAATCTGAAGGAAGCCATCGTTTAGTCTACGAACACGCATGGTAGCTGCTGGGATGTGACCAATGTAGCCAATCTCACCGTTTACTTTTCTACTGACCTCAATGTATCCCTGGCCTGTTGACTCATAGTCAATCAGAACCTTTTCCATAGTCTTTGTAAATGAGTCATCTGCGTTAAGGCTTTCAAGCCAGTCACGCATTTCCATCTTCATACGCTCAATACGCTTACGAGCTTTTTCTACAGCTGTGCTGTCTTCTCTTGACTCAAGCATTGCCATAGTTCTATCAGATACGTCAAAGCGGTATCCAAGGCCAACGATGTTTTCAATCTTAGTGTCAATGGCTGCATGGTTTGCAAATGAAGTGTCATAGAAGCTAGCAAGTTCGTATAGGTTATATGGTGGCGTAATAACATCAAAAAGACCATACCCATTACGGTAAACGCTACCTGGGTTGATCTGCTTAGATCCTGCACCATCACCAGTTGCAATAGCATTTGCTGAATCTAGGTAGGCATCTGAAGCCTCAACCTTATTGATTGATCTTGATGTGTTACGCTTAAAGTTCTTTGATAGACCAGTGTAGTCTTTTAGGGCTTCCCAAGACTTATTGAATGGGTCTTGTTCCTTAAAAACATTAACCTCATCTGACTGAGTATTTAAACTAGCACGTAGATATTCTTCTTCCATTAGTCTTCGAACGCAGCCTCTCCATATTTGTCATAGCTTGCTTGGGCATCTTGCCAAGCACCAATATCGTTAAGTGAAGGAATGTATCCTTCTTTTAGACGGTCTACCTGCTCTGAGTGTTCTGCATCAGATACTCTGGTTAGTCCTGGTACAAACTTGCACTCACCATCTCCTGGATCCCCCCAGTATTTTGCTGCTGCATATAGCTCAGCAATCTTTGATAGGTCACCCTTCATAGCAGGGATGTTTAGGATGTTCTTGTCGTCATCCGTAAAGTACTTTCCATCTGCTTTTTTGTATACATATAGCCCCCATTGCGTATCAGTTTCAATAACTTGTCTACGAACGTTGCCAACTTTTGATAAAATATCGTTTTCCATAACCACTAGTATACCATATTAGACTGCAACTTGCACAGTCTCGGACCAAGATACTTCGTTATAGAACTTAAACTTCTCTGGCTGAACAAGAACTCCTGGAGACTCATCATCAATAATAATTCTATTAGATCCAGTGTACTTCTGATAGATTGACTTAGGGTCAATGTTATAGACAATGCTTTGACTAATAATCTTTGCTTGTTGCCATGTGTATGGTGGTGGATCGCTGCCCTCCAAAACATCAAGATCTGTAGGAATGTCTCCCCATGTACCAATTGCCTCAATGTTTGCCCAGCTGCGTGTCTCAATAGCCTCATCTTTTTCAATATTTGTTGCTAGGTTATAAGAAACGTTGTTGTACGTTAGTGGACCATTTAGGTTAATTTTTCCTGGGTTTGAGCTAAAGTCTAGCAATTGTGGGAATTCTAGACCAATGACAGACCATTCATCCATACCAATATATGGAGAGAATGTTGATTGACCGTTAACGAAGTATCCAATATCAGCTAAGACTTCACTAGACTCTCTGTCAACACCAAAGATGAACCCTCTCTCAGAGCTAGCATCTGCCTCAATGAAGAAGTCATAAATTCCATCGTTGTGCTCAATTGAGAATATCATAATAGGGTCTGCTGGGAAGTCTCTATCTGCAAATCTAACCCACATCTGCATAGAGCTTACCTTAGTATCTTGAGCTGCTGGAAGGTTGACTGGAATTGCAAGACCACGATCCTGCAAGCTTGAGAACTCACCTCTAATCTTCCAACCACTTTGTCTGTTTAGGTATAGGTGTGGAGTGCTCTTCTTGTATGTCGTAATTGGGTTCTTGGCCTTAAGGTCATAGTAGATTCCAGACTTTGTGTAGTAGTAAACTGGAATACCAAAGCGTGATCCAACTGGAGTGAAGTCTGTTCTTTCAAGTACGTGTGAGGCTAGCTGTAGCTCCTTGAAGTTTATAGGGTGGTGTAGAATACCGTCTGACTTAAAATCTAGGTGATATACAATTGCTAGGTCATTAAAGTCTACGTCATTGTCTGTACTTGTTGTAATCTTTGGTGGGTAGACCAAGATTCCAGTAGTGGCCTCAAACGCTGTAGTCTCCCAAGGAAGCTCTGAAGTTGATGGGTCAATAATTCCAGAAGTTAGTGGCTTGGCGTATGAAGTAAAGTCAAGCAGGTTCTTGTTAGCTCCGTCAGCAATGTACTGGAAAGAGATATAGCTCTTTAGAACTCCACTGTCAGTATCGTAGTAACTAGTCTTGATTGAGTTCTGAGACATTTCAAGGTAATTACTCCAGCCAGTATAGAAGGCATTGTT